ATATTAAGGGGATATACATTGAAGCTAGTTAACGCTATTCCGATTAAGCATAGGATAGTTCCTGTCCATTTAATTAATTGCATATGACCACCGTAGGACATACCATACAAGTTACAATCTTACCATCTGGTGACATAACCGTAGTAGTCTGACAAGCCCAGCTACTATTATACACCATCATTGCTGCAATTGCAAGGACAATCTTCTTCATAATTTATTCTCCTCAGGATAAATATACTGTTCTGTTTCTTCATCAAATCCTACTGCTTGCCATTTGTGTAGCAATTCTTCAAACTCATCCAGTGTTTCAAAGGTACACGATCTTCCGTCAATTACTGGGCATACATAACAATCTAATTCAAAGTATGGTGCATACTCTGAAAACCTATTTCCAAGATGAATAGTTAACTGTCCTTCATATGATTTGTGATGTCCAACCCTACGGATTTCCCTGTCAATTAAAGTAAACATCTTTAGCTGTAGTCTTTCCAATCGTTCCAGATCTATTTTAATCACAGCTTATTCTCCTCAGGAGGAAGCTCTGTCATCCTACCAGTCAAGCGACTGTACAGTAATCGAGAAGCCAGCCCAGTTAAACCACTAAAACGATTCTTCAATACTCGGACGTAAGTCGTGTTACGTTCCTGCTCATCCTCATGCTGACCATTACGCTCCAGTCCAATGACCATATCAGATAGCTGAGCAATCGAACCTGAACCACGCAACTGTGCTAGGGATGTAGCAGCACCTTCCTCGTGTCCCTTCGATTCGGGACGCTTGAGATGTGACACCACAAACAAAGCAATGCCAGTCTCTTGCACGATAGTCCGCAGCTTAGTCATGATCTCGTCTAATGCTTTCCTTTCGTCTCCGTTCTCCTGAGCACTGACCACAATCGATACGTGATCAAGGAATACATAACGACAATTAAGACCTTTTGCCATAAAGCGTACTCGGTTGATAATATTGTCAATGGCGGTAGACCCAAAATGATCAAACAAAAATACACGATCAGTTCCAAGGGTAGCATCAAATGCATAGCGTAGTTCCTCCTCATCAACATCACAATCAGGTAAATGCAATGGTTTGTTCGCAGCAAGGGACATCAAACTCTTAGCAGTTTTCTTGACCGACTCCTCCAAAAACATAAGCCCAATGTTATCCTCAGTCTTATTGATAATCTGCCACACAATTTCCCGCATAAACTGAGACTTACCTAGTCCTGATCCAGCAGTAATCGTTACAAGTTCACCCTGTCGGATACCGTAAGTCAACCCATTTATACCTGAATAGGGATACTGCACCTCAGCCTTCTCAACTGGTTGGTTAACTAGTTCCCACAAGGTAGATCCTGCTACGATACCATCAGGTACATACTTCTCTGCGTTCCACCACTCCTCAACAAACTCCTTCACCAATCCCTGAATCAGGTAATCATTGGCGTCCTTGAGTTCCTTCTTAGGGAATCGAAAGATGTGTGCCTTACTACCAAACAACTCAGCTACTTGGTTCGCTGCCTGTTGACCTGGCTCATCGTTATCAAAGCAGATCACAATCTTATCAAAGGAATCTAGGTACTCGAAGCTTGCTCGGCAATCCTTCAATGCTGACGTCGCACCGTTACGGATGGATACCACTGGGTAGCGAGAACCTGTCAACTGATAGCATGCCAGTGCATCGAACTCACCCTCGGTAATCGTGATAGCCTTGCCACCAGGAGTAAACTTGTTCTGCCCGAAGAGTACTGCTTCCTTCCAGTCACCCACCACACTGAATTGTTTCTCAGTCATGGAGCGAGTCTTAGCAGCCACCACCTTACCAGTGATATCACAATATGGAAAGTAGTAACTAGTACCATCAGAACCTGCACCAAAGAAGTGCATAGTCTGTGTAGAAATACCACGCTCTACAACTGGGGTAGCTTCTACGTTAGCCAATGCCTCTAGAACTGATTTAAACTGCTTAGGAGAAGAGTTCGTAGGTGCGGTAATACCCTCCCTTAGGACAGCCTGAACCATCGCCTCTGAGCCCTTCTTATACGTTCCACACTTATGACAGTACTCATGCCCATCATCATAGATACTATTAGCATCTGAAGATCCGCAGGTACTGCAAGGTATGTGTTTCAAAAAGTTACTTTCTGTTTTCACTACTCACTCGCTTTCTTTAGTATTGCTCTAGCAAATTTCAATACAGATTCTTCTTGAGTTGCATACCAGCCAACAATACCTTCATTCCAAATTGACTGTATTTCCTCATCACTTAACTCTTTTATTTGTGGTATGGTGTAGAGTGGGATTCCTTTATTTGGATGCACCTCTATCCATTCACCATCAAAATCTTGTTTTAGCCAAATAAATGGTTCAGCACTTTTTACCAACTCCGCTATGCGGTCTGCTTGTTGGCGTAGCAGATTAGCAATCTGAATTAAATGAGGATTATTTATTTCTCTTGCTTCTAAATATTCTGCTGATTCGTATGCGTTCATTTCTCACCCCACAGATATTTATAAATGTCTTGGTATGCTTCATAAACACCAAGAACAATAAAGGCTGGTATTACCCAAATCGGCAATGTGATTGCAAGTAATAGGCTAATTGCTCTTTTCATTTTATCCCATGCCTTTTCTCAATTGCTCTAGCAAACTTAATCAAATCTTCTTTTTCATATTCAATAAACATATCGTAGGGGCTGCTTTTAAAACCAGTGAATGAAAGTATTTCCTCTTCACTCAGTGGCTTAGGTTTCCAGATCATCTTAGCAGGATCTACTCCTTTGTATGCGAATGCTGGTTCAATCACTGCATCTTCGTAGCCTGGATGATAAGGTGCTTCTTGTACAAGTTTAGTAGTATTCATGAGCGAGTGAGTCCTGTTCTTTAATCTTAAAATTCCAAGCATCGATGATGTCCTGTAAGACAATATCAATACCATACCTTCCAGCAGCATCCACTGCATGTTGCACCACAAAGTGATAGTGCATTTCTTCTTCGTAGTTATCTTCCATAGTTACTCCTAAGTTTAACTTCTAAGTTAACTGCTAAGTACATACTATATAAAATACTTACTATATAAATACTCTTAAGTAGATAGTATAACATATTTAAATATCATTGTCAACCCTATTATCCATACGACCAAATGAATCATACTCGTTACTATCCAATCCCTCGTCTCCTTCGTAATCTTCGTCTTCATCGTACAGGTCTGTCCTTTCATAGGTAAGTAAGTCATCACTAACAGTAGCGTAGCAGCGATTACACATGTCTAAGTATTCATTTGTATGTACACTCTTACGAGTGGCTTCGAAGTCTGATAATATTTTATTGCAGCAGTAACATCTCATAGCAGTGCATCTCCTAAAATTTTATAAGCCCACTGAAATTTATTCTCAGTATTCTTTTTACGTTCCATCATAACTACTTGAATCTTAAGGGATTTATCTAGTCTACTAAACCTCTCTGCTTCTTCTTTATAACCAAAGATTCTTACGACTGAACCATCATCATCTAAAACCTTATATAACTTTCTCATTGTAGTATCCCATATAAGTAACAAGATAATTCTAACCCGATATAGTATAGCACATGACCACCAAAGTAAGCAAGGGCTAACAATAAAGTATACTTAATAAATTTATCATCATCATACATGGTTAGTCTCCAGTCCACCGTACACCACCAGTATTACCACGACTAGCCTGGTATCGTGCTTCATCATCTGCTGCAATCTCTGCCCAATCTCGTACTGGTTTAGGCTGCTCTTGTTTCTCTGCTTCAATAATCTTAGCGTCCTGCTCATCAATCAATTTGTTCTTAAGCTTTCCCATGTTAATTTACCTTTACAAAAATAAAATGTTCTTTAATAAAATCTACTGCTTCGTCTCGGATATCGTTCAATTCATCAGCGATATATGACCCGCTAATATCTTTAATCCATCCACTACCAAACCACTGCTTAACCCTGTGATCAAAGTATAAGTCTATCCAATTCTCTCCCCAGTGTACCGTAATATCTGTATGACCTTTGCTAATCTCTTCACCTACTGCTCTCATTACCCTGGCATAGCTAGGTTTTTTACCATCGAATACAATCTCTTTGATCGGATTACATACGCTCATGATATATGATTCCCTTCTAAGTAATAGTCTAAGTCTTCTTCATCCCAGGAAGATAACTCTTCCATTTTAATATCCGTATAGAAGTCTTCTAATTCTAAGAGATCCATATTAGATACCCAATGTTGTACTAACTTTCTAATCTTTTCTTCTTTATTCATGAATATATCCCTCCTCAATTAAGTGTCTAGCAGTACGTCCAAACCATCCTTGTAACTGCCATGCCATACCAGTATCTACTAAGGTTTGCCATGCTTCAAGTACTTGCTCCTCTGAATCACTATCAACAAACCCCTCAATAATTCCTACAGCGTCAAATGTATTCATGTTATTTAACTCCCATAATTAAACCATCGTTCATAGTAACTTCTGCGAAAAATTCCCTACCCATTCCAGTCATGTGAGGACGATTAGCACCTACTAGTTTACCTGTACTAACGTACTCATTACCAAATATACTAGTTTCAATGTACCGTAATGGCTGCCCAATACTAGCTTTTAAATCCTTCTTACTTGCGTATTTGAATACTAACATTTTTAATTCTCCTTTGCTTAGTTGATGAGACAAGTATACTACAATCTAATACACTTGTCTATAGGTATAAACCCTAGGTTTACTGCATTGCAACAATCTTAATAACCTTAGCCATTTTAACCCCATGAGCTTGATAGCCAATGACCTTAACACTTTTATCCCAACATGCTCGACAGCCATTGCATTTTCCCTCGTGCTTGTAAGCTTGACAGATACCGTCAACATTCTTTAATTGTGACTCGTGACTAATAATAGTACTAGTGTTTAAACCCTCTATAACTTCACCAGTAACGCTATCACTACTAAACCGTACCACTACGTTAGGCAAACTTTGCATACGTGCTATGACATCCTTAAACTTAGCAAACTTATGCATTCTAGTAGGTAACCAATGCTTGACGTGAGGAGTCTTTTCCATAACCTGAAAAATCTTCCAGGCTAAGTCATGAGAGTACATGTCTCCACTATCAAACCACCTAAAATAACGAGAATTCTCTAGAGACTGTACCATGTCACTAACCCAATCGTCCCGCTTCCAATCCTCCCTATTGAATTCTCTAGGCTTCTTTACATTAGCAAACCTATAATTCCCTGTAGTGGCATAGCAACCTTGACAAGCGGGTACAAGATTACCTGTATTGTCCTTCGATCCAGGGCAAGTATCCAATGCCTGTAATGACCATGAAAGTATACCGTCCAGTTTACTAGTTTTGCTTAGCTTGATTTGCATGTTTTACCTTTATGAAATGTTAAGGGTTTAGTCTTGCGATTAATTTTACTAATGATTGTCATACCTTCGTTAAATTGTGCAAAATACCTCGCTTCCTTCAATGTCTTAAATTTAAAGTCTTTTCCGTTAATTGTAAATTGGTACATACCCTTAGCCCTCCATTATCCGATAATTAAAGTCTCTAATACTTTTAACTTACTTAGTCTATCCTGAGACCATTCTGATTTAGTATCCCAGATTAGTTTGTCAATCTCTCTACCTACTAAATCCCACAATAGTACTCGCTCTTCCCTGGTTAGTGCTATGTTCATTTTATCTTGTAGTTTGCGATCCATATGTTACCTCCGTTAGTGTTTAGAATATGCCCTAGTCAATCTCACTAGTCAACTAGGGCAAACCCTTAGTACATTACTACGTCAATTTTAAACTTCTCGTTTAACTCTAATGCCGTTTCATTATGCTTGTTCATCCAAAATCTTACGTCTTCTTGATTGTCCTTCTCGAATGCTGAAGTAATCATTAGTTTATCTACAAGAATCCGATTAAACAATTCACTAATCTCTTTCGATTCTTTTTTAGTAATCATCTTAAAACCTCCTTTTGTTTCAGTGATACCAGTATCTCAAATTCTTAGGCATTTGTCTATAGGGAAAACCCTAGATTTTGATTGATTGTTACTATCGAGTCAATAGCTAGAATCTATCGCTAGAGGTACACTACTATACTCCCACTTCTCTCAGAAGTCAACTAGGGAAACTACCTATTGACAGAATCTCAGAAGTATGCTAGGGGGAGGGGGCTACACAAACAAATTAGTACGTTATAACCCTCTGAAACACCTAAAAAG